AAGCTTCTACTAGGGTTCGAACCTAGGGTGGCGGATCGTCTTCGTTAAAGTCAAAGTCCGCAGTGTTACCACTACACCATAAAAGCTTTGGTTGAAGAGAGATTCACACCCCCACTTCATCAATAGATTGATTCTCCCCTTTAAGCTCGTTTACATATTTAAAGTGGAAAAGTGTTAATGAAAAAATTCCGGCTGAAACATTTGTAATGGTCATGGGAATGACATTGTAATGTACAGAGTAAATTAGAGCTAGTATACTCGCCAGTAAATTTAGATGTAGAAATGGGTAGCTAATGGCTTTTGCATCCTTGTGTTTATACACATGAATAACTTCTGGCACAAACATGAGACATATTAAAATGGAACTCACGAGTCCAGAAATATCTACGAGATTCATCCTTACCCTATAATATTTTCTAATGTTTAAGTAGGTATGATTTGGGTCATCTTTGTCCTTTTATTGGTCGCCACACTTCTTGCCACCTATCGCCGTCAGACGAGGGAAGGGTACGACTACAAATGTTTTTTACTCACCCTCCCCAAGGAAGATTTGAGACGCAGGAGGTTTATGAAGTATCACAACCCCGAAGTTCCAGTTGAAGTTATCTATGGTACAGATACGAGAAACATAAAAAATGCGCGGAAGTTTGAACATCAAATTGACACGGAATACTTTGAAAAGGCTGTAGAAATGCATTACAATCCAAATGTTAAAAGACCTGATATTACATATTTTAACATGGGAGCGATTGGATGTTTCATGGGACATATGGATTTTTATAAGAGATGTTTTGACCAAGGTCTTCGTTACGCGGTCATCTTTGAAGATAATGTAATTGTAAAATCAAATAAACTCTACGACGAGATTCAAAAAGTTATTGACGAGAGAGGTGATGAATTTGAAATGTGTTTCTTTCATTGTCTCTCAAGACTCCCAGATAAGATAGATGGAAAACTTGAAAAGGTAAAGTGGATTTCAAGTACAAAGTGTTATTTGATAAATGTTCAAAATATGAAGAAGTATACACATCACTTTTTACCCATGGATAATCACATTGATATGAAACATGAGGATTTAATATCAGCGGGTGCTCGTATATACTATAAAGATATGAGAAAGCACATGAAAATTGATCGTACCCACAATAGTACAATCGGTCACAGCGAACATGGTCGTCCACGATATTTTTCAAAAAACTATCCAACTGCGACACCAGATGATGTAAAGTGGGGATACTAAACCCATGGAATATCTTGAGGTCTGTGACGACACGCCCTTTTCAAGAAATCTGTAAATTCTGTAAATTGATCTACAGATTTCATTGAATCTAACATCTTCTCAACATAATTGTTGTAGCTCGTGTGTTTTCCCGAATGAATAATACGGTCATCCCTCACACGGAGTACAAACTTACCAAGGCGTGTTGGTAACATTATGAGGTTCGCACTCGCGTTTATATCGTACCCTGATTTCACAACTATGGGATGTTTCTTGAACTGTTTAGGAATAATGTGATGATCCTCAACAAGACCCTTTCCGTGAAGACCCCAACGCACCTTGAACATCTTGCGCGCTAGAGAGCCATACCTCATTATAATATACAATTATTTCTTATTTGACCAATTCTCAATAAATCTGTGATAGTCTCCCATGTTGTGGTCTGGAATACCTTCGGCAATTCTTAATGGATTTCTACACATGTTGCACAAACCGATTGCGAGTTGTCTGAATGGACTTGGATTTCTTTTAATTTCACCGTTTTTATCTATAAAATGTAACTCACCCGCATGTTTGTAACGCATCATTCTTGGTGGAATTCGTGGAACGATATCACGATCATTTACAAACCTATACATTTTATGCTCCTTATCAAATGCTTTTCTCCACTTGTTTGTACCAACTCTTGGACACCCATAGTTGTAACAAATTGCACCATCTAAACGACTGGCAGCAATACCACTCATAGCTCCACCCAGTGAGTGACCACATGTGTAGATTTGCTTGTCTTTTTTGTCCTTTAACCATGTGGTTATATCTGGCCACAGTGTGTCAACTTCATTTCTGAAACCACAATGAACACTTCCAATCGTTATACCATTTTCATCCTTGCCATGAATAATATTTAAATCAGCTTTTACATCATTGGCGGTTGTAGGTTCAGTTCCTCTAAAACTGAGAACTACATAATCATCATGTTCCAAACCATAACACTGTGCGCCAGACTTGTCAAAGTATATAATATTTTTATAGCCATGTGTCTTTATAGTTTTCTTGAATACAGTTTCAGATTTCTCGTATGCGAGTTCTGATAGTTTTGCAAAGTGGGCGGCATTTGTGTAACTGAACCCTGGTACAATAGTCATTATATCATAAAGTAATGTTTAACTTTTACATATGTGACGCACATCTAAAAGGTAAATATTCCCGCCGGGTATTGATCCCGGGATGTAGACTTAACTCTACTCGTATATACAAATTGTATAAGGTCTATGTGATTACCATTTCACTACGGGAACTCTCACAGTTTATACTCTGTAACTGTAAAACGACCTTTCTGCCTCGTCGTTGGAACCACAAAGAGTTGGGTTATCTTTTCTTTACCGCGTGGTGTACCTTTAACCTGCTTTGATTGCTTGTCAATTGTAGCTTCAGATCTAAATGTAATATTGGATGTGTAATACTCTATGCCATCCTCCATTATCACAGTGACCTGATTCGGTGGTGAAACCTGGGCACCCACAAACTTTGATTGTTTGTAAAGTTCCCGAAACATTCAACCTACACTATACGGAGATAATCCTTGAATGGCATGATACTTGTCGCACCCTTGATGAAGTCTCTGTGTTCTTGTGCGTGATTAAACGCTTCCCTGACCATGCGTTCTGCGAGAATACTATCGTATGTACACGGATCAACCGCACCAATGAGGTAACCCGGAGTAATCACTTTAGCTTTTACAGAAAGACTGGTGATTAAGTAGTCATATTCACACATTTCAGAAATAACAACAACAGCGTACCCACGATTTCCATAGCTGTATTCAATAGAAGTCCGATAATCACCGCGTGTACTTGGTGTGATGACATTCGTTATCTTTGAGTTTCTCGCGAGACCTGCGTGTGTTGTCAATCCACTGTTGTGTCTTCCAGGTACTTCTAGGAAGACGATGGAGTTTGTTGAAGACGCTTCAATGTACGCAGAATCAATGTACCTCGCAAGCTCTTGAACAGCTGTTTGGAAACCAATAGATTCTAAACCTGGCATATCATTGAAGATTGTTTTAGCGATACCAATAATATTGGTATCCACCCGATCATCTAGGGCTAAATCTCTCGCAGACTTCATGGACTCATTTCCACAAATACAATAGAGACGGTCGTAGTCACCAAGGTTCTTTACGGCACGGTCAATGTCAACATAGTCGTATGATGTTTTTAAGAGTGAACCTGGTCCATCATCAATGTGTTCTTGATCAAAGTACTCCTTGATATTTTGATTGAGACCTCTAAATCCATCACAGAAACCATGGACTTTATTACCTTGATTTCTCTCACGGAGAGTGATTGAGCGAATGAGAGTGTTGACACCAGGACATACTCCACCGGCGGTGAGGATACCAATATTCATTTTGAATTACATACGCGCGAAGTTTTTATGTATGATTTTTCCCAAAGTGAAACCAATCACATTTGTTAAGTTTTCACCAATTGAGTAATGCCATGTGTGTTTAGATGAATTTTTAATACCAAATAGTTTGTCAATAAAGTTTTCATATTTTTGATATCCTCCATAAACTTTACGATACCAAAGAGGTGTTTCTTCATTTGATGGAGAAAGGCAACCACCCAATTCTCTCACAATGTCCATTCTCTGTGAAAGCCAGTACTCAAATATTTCCCAAACGATGCCCAGGGTTATCCAAAACCAAAATTGTTTGGGATACATGGCACCCAAAAGTGTGTAAAGGAAGAAGTGACCATACTGGAAGCCATAGAATTCTGTCCTGTAACAGTCTGTAGTTTTTTCGTCACAGGGACAGCGTCTTGCATAACGAAAAAACCATAATGTGAATAGTAGGATAACTATAAACATTCCTACTTAAATCTGAGAAAAATAGCTACGATGATCAGTGTTGAGCAGATAAGAACAAGTATGTCATTACCAGTTTTCATAATATCATACCCAGGTTGAACCTGTTTATCTATTCCTGTTGGTTTTACAATCAAATTATTTAGGATTGGCCATACATATCCCCAACCTTCCCGCGCATTCTCGGTCTCTTCAACTTTTTGATACGCCACAGGTTTGTGATAAGTATACTTAGAAGCGTGTCTATTTGTTTCAAAGTCTGAGTGACCTAACATAAAATCAGCATCTATCGCATAACGCATATAGTCTTCATTATATACGACTGCGTGTGCAGCACTATTGTACAGAAGAAGATGATGCTTCTTTTGTGTAACAATATCAATTGGTGAAGAGAGGGAAAAGGTTGTACCAAGGCTGTAAATTGATGGATTTTTCTCAATAAGGAAACTATTAAGATCTTCAATAACTTTGGGATCTCTCACACGCTCATCAAACTCACAATCATCTTCAAGGAGTAGGATTCGTTTGTAACCTCTATCAAGTGCATGTTTGAAAGCTTTTTTGTTAGCATCTTCCAAGTCGTAGTTGGGTCCCCTCTTCCTGAGGTCCTTGTCGCATTTTTTGTATCCATAGTTGTACTGAAACACGACATTTGTGGTGAGATTTGACTTGACAATGTTTTGGTATATCTGTTGCTTTCGGGGTGACCCATGCATTATCAGTACATATGTACAATCCACACTTGGATCCAAACTACCCTGAGTTACATGGAACTCTTCATAGTAATAACAAGGTGGATCCATTACTATATAGTTGAAAAAATTCAGGTCTGGTTTATGATGCCGGGTTTGCAAAACCGATGGTAGTTGTACACATGTACTTGGACCCATATTTAACTTCCGCACCTGTGTGTGGAAAAGTCCACGAACATGGATACACCAGAACTTTTCCCGCCTCGGGTTTTACCTTTCGGCCATTAATAAACTCAGTACACCCACCTTGATCGTCTTTGAGTGTGTTTAGATAAAAGATAAGCTGTACGAAGTATGTTTTAGCTGTATGGCCATCGTGGTGCCATTCATATGAACCACCTTTGTCTATTCTTTGAATGGGAAAGTCGGTATTATACGCGTCATTTGCGTCGCCGAGTTCTCGGTCATATATATGATTATCTACACCATAATCAAATTCAGTTTTTAGGTATTTCATGTATTCATTAAACACTTCCCAGCACTTCTTTTGAAAAATGGATTCCACATCTACCCACCCCTCAACTCCACGAGTAGATAGTTCCATATTTGTCTTGTCTCGGGTCACCAGTTCACCGTCAATTTTATAATAAAAGTAACCCTTTGTTTTTCTTGTATCATTTTCAAACCTATTTACAATACTTTTACACAGTTCTTCTGTAAGTATGTTTGGGAATTCCACAACAAACTTATCCATTATGACCTACACACTCACATATTCTTTAATTAAACGCTTTCCATTCTCGCTAAATCATCTATACTAGTTCCATCCTTACTTTTACGTGTGACAGCCTTGAACGCACCCAACCACCTGGTAACGGCGCGATTAGAACCGAGTTGCGACGACGTTTCATCACTCACAATGATACTGAGTCCATTACACACATCTGGTTTATTTGTGCGTTCAGGGAACTCTAAATTAAAGGCTTGTATAGATATCGCGGGGATGTCAGGGGCCTCATCGAGAAGCCTATCATATTCCTCACGACACTTCTTGACAAACTCAATAACACATGTTCTATCTTGTGGGTCTAGTGAAAGTTCCATATCAATATTCCTATAATACTTTGAATATTGAACACACATAGATGAGTGTAATTCTGAAAGACTGAGACTTTGACTAAACTTACCTATACTCGTAAGAATTCCACCAAGTACATTGAGGAATGCAAACATATATTGAACGATCATGATTTTAGCCCTTGTCTCGGATGAAATACTCTCATTTCCACTTGGATTAAGTACAGCGAAACCACCAACACCCGTGATACTTGCGATGACTATACTTGGGTAGGAGAGGTAATCATTTTGCTTTTTATAGTGGAGCCTTGCGTGGTTGTGCAACCAGCGATATCCTGCAGCTCTCTCTGCCCACGATTTAAGAAGCCTCTCCTGCTTCTCACACCATGGGTGAGTCTCCTCGTGTGCTTCCATTATTTTACGCGGGCATTTTTAATCTCTGTCGCCTCCTGATACGCGAGAGAGTCTACTAATTCATTCTGTGGGTCTCCGTTATGTGCTTTGACCCAACGCCACTCTACAGACTTCATTTTTTGAGAGAGTGTATCAATTTCAATCCACAGTTCTTTATTCTTAACGGGTGTACCCGC